GTGGTGAATGTATCGGTCATCAGGATGCTATCCCGAACAAAAATGGTATCAATCCCGTAGACGCTAATTTGCGCCATTGCGGGATTTTTCTTGATTGCTTGATTCAAGTGCCACTTTGCCGAACATCCTGTTAACGTCAACAGAATGATAAATGCTTTTATCAATTTCATTTTTTGTAAAGTCTGTAGTATTCAAAATCAGATTCACCTCCATTTTTTTGATATTCAAGCCACTCTTCGTATAATGGACCTTCGTATCTAAAATTTTCAATTTTTGTAGAAGTATCTATTCCCGCTTCAATCATTTTTACCGCGAAAATTTCAACTTTTTCAGTCAATTGTTGAACGCTTTTTTTCAATTCATTCTTTTCTTGAACTTTACTTGCTACTAACTTTTCACCATTGGCTTTAGCCAAGGACGTTACCTGTGAGGCACTTTTCAAATTATTTTCAATTTTCTTTAGCATAGTTTCTATTTCATCAACTTTAGGAGCGTTAATAGCCTCTAATGGTTGAAATAATTCCAAGAAAACAAATAATAGTCCAAAAATTACTAATGTCTTTTTCATAGTTTTTTCATTGTGTTAATGATTCTTAATTCAGTTATTGCCGAACTAAGCGCAGAATCTGATTTCTTTAAAGCACTACCTAATTTGTCAATTTTTACATCCAAATTATCAATTTTCTTGTTTGAAGAGTCAATTTGGTCTTTATAACCATTTCTCAAATCATAATAAAGATATCCCACTGCCGCAAGCATACAAAATGCTACCGCAGCCACAGGATTTTTTCTAAATTGGTCAAAACTAACAGGCAAGGTGTTAGCACTTACTTTTTTTGCCGCTGTCATAATTTAAACTATTGGAGGGTTTGCAGTTAATATGAGGTCTGAATTAATTAAAGTATAGGTAAATCTATTACCGTGTAAAGTGCTTGCTTTTGAGCATATTGCCATAAACTCATTAAAATCTTTTTCTTTTTTAAAGACTTGACATCCTTCACTCCAATTATTAACTAAAGTGCTGTCTGCACCTGCTTTATGAATGTTGATTCCAAAAACACCTTCTTGGATTTTGCTTTCATCGTAAATACCATCATTTACACTGTCCCTATAAACTTTAATTGGTCTGTCTTGACATACTGCATCATATTTGCCCTGATGCTTCCTGATGATGTGTGAGCCTCTGTATTGACCTTCTACAACACGAGCAGTACCTGCACCATTATCTACAGTACAGGGCCATTGTTTGTAAACCCAAGTTCCTCCATATTTATAACTGACGGTCATCCAATCATCAAATGAGTTTGTAACTTTTTTTCCCGTGGTACTATTTCTAATGCCGACAATATTCACATTGAAATCACCTGTATCAAAGAAAGCGTGACCTTTCAATTTGAGAGCCTTTTCGATTTGTTCTTTACTAAAATTCATAATGTATTATTAATTATTTAATTTTCCTCGTTTTGATTTTTGGAGGCTCCAAAATAAAATGAAACCACCATAGTTACAATTGAAGTTACTCCACCTGCGATGGTGAAGTAAATATCTTTTTGGTCTGTTGGGAAATCCCAAAAAATTATGCTAAACAAAATAGCATAACTAAGTGTAAGAATAAGTATTGCAACTATTCCTGTCGTATTCTTTTTTAAATTTTCAAAATTCATAATTAGGGTCTTTTATATCCTCTTACAAGATTGTCTAATGACATATCCCCGTGTGCATTAAAGTAAGTCGCCTGTCCTTGTGAGCCGATATAATTATTGTATGCCGACTTCAAAGGCTTTTTACAGCCATTTGCGTTAAAGAAATCATCACCTGCTGTAAAGTTGATTGCAGTGCTTTGAAGACCCCCTTGGTCCGCACCAACTACAAAACAAGGTTTAGCCTCAGATGATGCCCAAGTGTTAAAATTCGAGCCTTGTTTCTGATATGCAATACCTACTTGTTCATTGTATTGGTTATCATTCGGAAATAAACGTCCTAAACGCTCAAGATTGGTTTCGCAACGTGTTGCATTCGCGCGTTGACCTATCTTTTTCTTTTTCTTAAAAATATCACCAATGGCATTTTTGAATTCCTCACCAACCGTAGGCTTGTTTTTCTTCAAACCTCTCAGGACTAAATATAATCCTGTAGCCGCGGCAGCGATGAGTATAATTTGTTTTTTATTCATAATACAAATATAATTAATCAATTATTGATTTTTTTTCATTTACTTTACATCAAAATTACGCTGTATGAACAACAAATTACAACAAATTCTTGAGACGTATCCCGACGTGGAATTCCTCAAGGCTGATGGTTTTGACAAGGCTGTTATTGGGGTTGACTTGCAACATTTTCGTCTGATTTATGATTACGACTTAGCAATCAAAACATTGATAGAAGATGATGGTATGACTCTTGAAGACGCTATTGAACACTTTGATTTCAACGTGTTGGGTTCACTTCGTAACGATGACGAATACCCAATATTTATTATGACCGATTTTGATTAACCTTTTATTGCTTTACGTTGTTCACGTAAAACTTTTTGAACGACATCGGTGCTTACACTTGCCTTATCGCCTCCATAATACGATGCATTGTATGGACGATACACCCCTTTATAATTTGTAAGAGCATAAGGTACTCCGATGCTTGACCAAACTGTTGCAATGTCAAGTGCGGCCTTTTTTAAGTTAGCATCAGTGTCGTCAATTTTACCATTCAAATATTTTGGCAAAATGCTTTCTGCATCAATTAGCGCATCAGCAATTTTGGTTTGGTTCTGTTCATTGTAAATAGAATCAAGATTCAGCCCCGCTTTACCATACATACCTAACAATGTAGTGGGAATAACTTGAAAGTGCCCTGTTGCGTATAATTGCCCTATTCCTGACCGTGACATAGCCTGATATTGTATAACCTTACCAATTGTCAATTGTGTCAATAGTTTCGCTGTAAACGGCTGTGTGTCTTTCGCGTTGACACGTGAATTTAAACCCTTGCTATTGTAAAAATTATAATCGTTCCACGTTTTTGCTTCACCACGTAAAACTATATCCCAAAGTAAAGGATATTTTGAAAACCGCCATTTGCTTTTGGCTTTTTTAATTGATGGGGCCGCTGTGAGATTAACGGCAATAACCACCCCAAAAAGGGCGGCTACAACCAATATAATTTTTTTATGGGTATCGGTCAATTTCATTTGATGTCTTTGAATATTTGGGCTCCAATATAATTTGCAAATTTTGTTTGGGCCGATTGAATTAAATGCAAAGAATCAGTGCTCATCTTGTAATCCGCTTCTTCCCAAATTGGAATTACTACAGCATTTTTGATATTTTTAGCGAGTCCCTCTTTAAATGCATCACTCTTTTGAATGTAGTCACCGTACCTCTTCAAATCATAAATCACCTTGCTTGACCTGTATCCTGAAATTACATAGATATTGTCAATGCCTGCATTACGCCCTGCATCGACCATTTTCTGTACGTTATCAGTTGCTTTTTGATTTTGTACCAAACTGAAATTATCATTTGCCCCTGCATAAATAAATAATATGTCTGCCTCTTTTGCTGTTTTAAGGTAGTTTTGAAGAATCGGGAGCAATTGGTCAGTCCTATAACCGCCTTTACTCAGATTTTTTTGAATTGTAAAACCATATTTTTTTGCAAGTGAGTCTTGCCATCCCCATCCAAAACCTGCAGTGTGTGAATCGCCTATAAACACCGCCTTTTTCCCAAGCGGATTGAATTTTTTTGGACTTTTACCCAAAGCATAAAGAATTCCTACCGCAAAAGCAGAAATCGCAATAAGGGTAAAACTATTCATCTTCATTTACTTACAAATATAACATTTACAAAGAAAAGAATGCATTGACCAAATTGTGATAGCAGGTATTTGAGATTCAACACATCTTTGTATCGAAAAGGGGCAGCCAAATTGAGCGAAGGCCACCCCGAATCACAATGGATAACACGCAAAAATACATAATATGAAACATACCGCATTTAAAATCACACTTGGTAACGAAGAATTTTTTGAAGTAATGTCAAATCCTTGGACAGATACAATAAGCAATCCAAAGGATATGTCAGTAAGTTTATTGTTTTCCAAAGACAGGCCCGTCGTATTTCAAGACACAAAAAACCCCGCAAAAAGATTGGTTATTATGCTTGTAGATGTTGATATTGACGAAGAAGGTACATTACAGTACAAACCCGCGTAATTACAGGGTTTCACACTATGGTGTAAAAAATTATTTGTCTGCATATACAACAAACTATAACTTCGCATCCCTTCACAAATGGCTAACAAGAAAAAAAAGGTAACTCAAGCAACTCGACGTAAAATATCGAGGGCTTCAAAACTGTATCAAAAGGTAAGAAAAACTGTTTCAAAAGAACTTGAAAAACAGGAAAAACCTTTAAAGGGCAAAGACCTGACCGCTTTCATCAAAGAAAAAATATACCCCGAGTATAAAGGTTTAAGTAGCCGAGAGGTGAAAATTGCCGATATACGTCTATCGGTAGAACGCGCTTTAACAGGTGGGGGGGGTGTTATTAATCTTGGTGATTTTGTAAATCCATTAAGCATTCCAATTACGTTATTGAGTGGTGTATTTTGGTTTGACCTTGACAATTTTATTGATGTTGATTTAACGGCAGAAACGGGAGGTAAAAATTTACGTTTCGAAGTCAATGCGGGTGAATATGGAAGCACAGGAATTATTGAATTGAGCGAATACACTTATGAGGGTAGTGGATTAAACGACATCATTGAAAGTGTTCGGGACTACATTCAGGGAGAAATGCCTGAAAATGAATCTGAGCCATATTGGGAGGGTGAAGTTAGGGTTAGGCCAAATAGTCAGGATGACGGTAATCCCGATTCTTATTTTATTCAATTCACTCTATTTGTTGGAGGTCAACAAATACCACCTTCGCAAACTTTTGAGGAAGCGCAACCGATGGTCCTTTCTGAAGAAACATTGGAGGAACGTAGGTCACGACGTAGGGAAATTGTGAAACGTCGAAAAGAACTTGCAAAGCAAAAAAGGGAAAAGGCTCGTAAAAAAGACATTCGTGGACGTGAGCGGCCTACAGTAAAAGTTACTCCGAAAGAAGAGCAAGTCAAAAAAGAACCAAAAGTCAAAGCAGAACCAAAATTCGATAAGCGTCGTGCAGATAACATTCAAAAGGCCCTTGACCGTCAGGAGCGTTTATTGGCTGATTCAAAAGGACTGTATGATGCAAAAGTTCTGACGAAGAAACAATACTTAGCAGAACGGGCTTCGATTATTGCACAAACAACAGCCGCAATCGACAAATTTAAACGTGGTGGAACAATTTGATAAATTATTTTTGGAAATAATATTTCTTTGCTTAATTTCGTGATTCACAATGGCAAAAAAGAGCGAAACATTTGGCATTATTGAAAGTCGATTTCAACCGAGTGCAAACCCAAAATCAGTTTTTAACCGATTGGTGAAGATGGGTGAGAACTTTGTTTACAGGGAAACAAAATTTATGACTCAGATTGTCTACCAAGGTGTAGAGACTATCTATAAGAGTCGTGATACCAAAAGTTTCCCTGCGAACAAGTTATTTATTTTCAAATTGGTCAAAAACGATGCGATGAAGTTTTTACAGCAGAATCCGAATTGGACTGTACCCGATAAATATCCCGTGAATCAAACGAACTATGATTACGATGCATCCTACGGTGTTATTACAGGAACCGACATCAATAGTGCATATTGGGTTATTGCCCATCAACTTGGAATAATTAGTGACAATACCTACAATAAGGCTCAGGGAAACGATTGGAAAGTAATCCGATTGGCTGCGCTTGCCGTGTTGGGTAGAAGCGTTGCTTATCAAGAATTTCAAAATGGGATTAAACAAAAGCATCCTATTGTAATTGCAAGCGAGGACCCAAGAATTAACTTACTATATCGTGGTATCCGTTATAAGTGTTTTGAAATGATGTCAGCGATTGCAGACATTCTTGGAAATGACTTTGAGGCTTACCGTACCGATTGCATTTATTACCGCGACACAGTCGAGAACCGTCGTAAAGTTTTTGAGTTCTTGGATGCCGAGCAGTTTACTTACAAACAGTTAGAATATTAAAAAATATGAATTTACAACTTGCCCCTATGCGTTTTGAAAAAGTTTTAGATGACGAAACGATGTTGGATTATGTTACCAACAAAGGATACAATGTCATTGAAAGGAATCGTAAAATATTTGACCATCAAAATTTTAAAGAAGTGTGCCTGAACGGTTACTATTTTACTTACCACAAATATTTTGAAAATGGTTCCGAGTTTGCGACTTTACAACCTTATCAGTTGGATACTTGTCCCGTCAGTAAGAGAACTTTTTGTTTCGGATGTATGGACACCTCTAAACAGGAAGCATTTATGTTTTTTAAAGGTAAAAAAATGGCCTCTGACCGACCTACAGCAATTATGGTTTACAATGAATTAAAGAAGTATTTGGAACCACAAGAGTCCTTTTTAGCCTTTTCAATAAAATTTTAATCCATTCACAAAGATTATTTTGCAAAATAAGTTTTTGATGTATATTTGTATTGGATAACAAAACAAACATTATGAAAAACACACAAAAAACAATGAGCGATTTTTTAGAAATGGATGGAAACATCGCATTCAACTTGGCTGTTTACAATCGATTCTCAAGTATTGGAGATTCTTCCTACGCTGATATTTGCGGTGGTTTTATTGAGGGAGTTTATCAATGGGCTGACCATAACATTTGCGATGTAACAGAAAGTGAGAACGCTAAGTACATTGGTTATACTATAGCCTTTAATGATAATTCGGGGTATGGTCAAGTTTTAAGAAGAGTTTATATCGAAAAATGGGTTATGAACATTATGCCGAAAAATTGGAAACACGCCAAGTCTTTATTTAACAAGTTTATAAAAGAGGACGTAAAGTTCAACCAAGCACAAAGAGATAATGCATTAATAAAAAATTCACAAATATGGGCTTAACCGCCCCATAAATCAAAAACAATGGGAAACTCTCTAAAAAAATGCCCTATTTGCCACGTGCTATTTGTGGGCCACGGAAACAATGCGTTTCCACTAAATGTATTAGGCAAGTGTTGCGATTCCTGCAATATGGAATTTGTTCTACCTGCAAGGATTGCAATATTGATAAACAATTTAAAACCCAAAGAATAAAAATATGAAATGTATCAAAATTGACGTAGTAAGCAAGACAGTTTACGAAATCGAAATCGAAGATGGCCTACAATCTATGTACGATGCTTTAGACCTTGGATGCGAAATGATTGAAAAAGGTTTTTACTTACCAATCATTTCTGCTGTTGAATCTACATCGCGTATTGACACTTGTTTTGTTGACGAGGAAAGTCTTGTCAAAGGCGAAGATTACATTAAAGGCGCGTTTGCATTTCAAGCCGCCAAAGACAACGTGTATGGTCCTTATTTTAACAACGGTTTAATCATCGGTTGCGACGAAGATGGCGAATCCGTTTCTCACAGACAAATTTTTGCTACCATTAAAGAGCAAGTTCAATTTTTTGATATTGATGAATTTCAATTATGACACAGCCTTTTAAAATAAACGGTAAACGTGGTGACGTAAAACACAATGTAAAACTTCTTTTAGAAAAAGACCCGAGCCTGCGTGACGACTTACTTCGTTGTACCTGTAATTATTGGTTTCATATCGATGTGCCTAAAAATAAAATTCAATTTGACTCTATAAGCGCAAGAGATTTTTTTACTCTTTACTGCAAGGGTAATTTTGAACACCAAGCGTCTATAGCACGTCAATGGCAAAAAGTTCAAGAAGAGAACCCTCATTTGCGAGGAAACACTTGGGTAAAACGTCAAAAACATACAAAAACAGTAAAAAACGATTTGGGTTACGGGAACAAATAAAAGGGGAGAATATATGCAAAAACTCCCCTTATATTAACGACTTACAATTGCAGTAAATCACTTCGAAGTTAATGAAAATCTACAAATATTATTTTCTTGATATGGACAAGCCAATAAGCGTCGAAGCAAATAATAAGCATAAGGCAAGAGAAATCCTTGAGCAAGTTTGTAACAACTCTATTTATAAAGACAAAGGATATATCCTGACCAATTTGGTTAAAGAGACTTCTGAAACACTTGTCGCTGAGGTGAGCGTTAAAGAAACTAAAACAGGTGAAGTAATGTGGAATGGCAGGGGATGGTCAAAAAAAACAAATATTATATGAAAACAAAAGAACTACAATTCCGAATTCGCGAATTTTCGCAGGGAGGTTATGTAATTGACAGAAAATTTTTTAATCTGTTATGGTTGCCTCTAATTAAACAACCCTCTATTGGTTTTGAATCATTAAAAGAGGCAAGGTTTTGGCTTGATTTTTATGTGAAGCAACTTGAAATTGAATTTGCTCAAGACAATAGGCCTAAATACCAAGAGTATAAAAATTATCAAATTCACTTTAACACCCGAAATTTTTTATGGCTACAAAAGTAATAGCGGGCTTTCCCGCAATTGGCAAGACGTATGCGGCTCGTAATTCGACCTTTATGTGTGTTGACCTTGATTCAAGCCAATGGAATTGGATTATTCAACCTGATGGCTCAAGAATACCAAATCCTGAGTTTCCAAAAAATTATATTGACCACATCAAATTTCAACTGAAACACGATTTTCTTGACTTTGTTTTTGTTAGTAGTCACGAAAATGTTTGTCAGTGTTTAAAGGAAAATTATATAGATTTCACAATGGTTGTGCCCGCCTTAAATTGTAAAAAAGAATATTTTAAACGAATGGAACAACGTGAATCACCTGATAGTTTAATACAACTTGTAATGGAAAATTGGAACCTTTGGTTGATTGACCGTCAACTTGAACCCAATTGCTTTGTATTAAATCAGGGACAAACTCTTAATGACATTTTGCATTTATGGAAAACACAGTAGAGGAGTATTTTTCAAGGGCCTTAACAGAAACGGAGGACAACAAATATTTTGTATGCCGACGTTTTGATTTGCTGCTTCGAAAAAAAGAAGGAAAATTTTATCCTGCAATTAATTGGCACAATCTTGTTTTAGTGCAAATGGCTGTAAGTGAATCATTTTTTAAAACCTATTTTATAAAATACACCCCAAATGAAAATTAGTCAATCTTTTATGAAGTCTTTTGCCGAGTATAAGGTAAAAGAAGAATGTGGCTTAGTTGTGAAAGCAAAATACCTCGATGGTATTCAATCCCTACCTACCAAAGCAATGAAACTTGGTCAATATTTTGAATATATGGCCACAGGAGGTCTTCCCGCGTACGGTGATGGAACACCACCCGAACCTGATGCGGTTTACAAAGGGACAGCGAAAGAAAGGTTGTCAGAAGATTATGAACGTGCAAATCAAAGTGCCATTTTTTGTAAAGCCCTTTTTAAAGCAATGAACATTAAAATCCTTAGTTTTGGCAAAAAGTTGGTGAGCACAAAATTGAATATGTCTTGCACCACCGATATTATTGCAAAATGGAACGGCAAAAAGTGTATCATTGACCTGAAATATTCAGGGTTGGTAGACGACAAATGGAACGAAATGGGATGGCACGAAGACTTCCTTGAGCAAAAGGAAAAGATTTTGACTCAAGCGGTACACTACAAGATTATTGCTCAGGAAAAGTTTAAAACTTCTGATGTACCATTTTACTTTTTTGTGTTCAATACCAAGGACCCGATGGATGTGCGCGTTTTTGAAGTGTTAGTAGACCCAAGCAAAGAGATAGAGCACTTAGATGGGGTGAAAAATGTCTCTCAAGCACTCAAGAGGGAAATGAAATCACCAAACGGTTGGAAAGCCTATCCTGAATTAAAAAGGTGTAACAAGTGCCACCTAAACGAAACTTGCGAACAAAGAGCCCTTTTACCTAAAATCAAACAAGTATTTTATTAATGAACGAAAATTTTATTCCTTTCCCTGATTGCAAAGAAGCCACACAGATTGTAAATGACTTGCTTTCCAATCAACCATTGACCGACTCAGTTGACATTTTAAAGCAACAAATGATATTGTTTAATCGCAAACTTGACATACACGGTTATACATTCGATGACTTAAAAAAAGTTCGACTAATGAAAGAGGCTCTGAGTATTTTACAATCGAAATAACAAAAAAATGGATAACGCCCTATTAACTAAATTCAGTACACAACTTGACACATTTGAACAAAAGGTGTTGGTAGACTTGCTAAAAAGTCATTCAATTTCCCCTGCGCAGTTTAAACAAGTCGTTTTAACCGAGGTCAGGAGAAATCAAGAAATGCTCTTTGCCTTCCAAAAAAACCCACGCAACCTATTTGCGGCAATCATTCATTGTGCAGAATTGGGTTTGAGTCCCAACCCTTCCGTTGGAGAGTTCTTCTTTTTGCCCTATAAGGGGCAGATTAAGCCCATTTTAGGATATAAAGGTGTGATTACACTCCTGATGCGAAATAATGGCGTAAAATCGATTTGGTGCGAGTCTGTGCACGAAGCGGATGACTTTGATTATGAACTTGGTCTTGAGCCAATTCTGCGGCACAAACCAAAAGATGAATTGAGAACATCTATTTCCCTGACTCACATTTATGCAACGGTAAAAACCCGTGATGAAGAAAAGGTATTTAAGGTGATGTCAAAGCGAGAATTGGAAACCATCGTAGATAATTTACCAAACAGGAATGAATTATACTTCAATGATTCTAAAGACAGTCAATTTTGGATGCTGAAGAAAATTGTACTGAAACAGTTGTCCAAACTATTGCCTAAAGATTCATTGGGCTCAAGGGCTTTAAGTTTTGATGACCAAGTGGAGGGCGGTGCAGTTTTGACCCTTGATGACGAAGAAAGAGTGATTATTGTTAATGATAAAAAGCCCACAAAAAAAGGGCTTTATGCAAAACTTGCTTATACAGAGGATTGACATTAAATTCGTGTCGTTGTTGCAAAATATTGAAGTATTTTGAATTCGACGATTTTAAAGATTCTATTGAGAAGTGACTGTTCCTTCAGACTGTAAACCACCTTTCGGGGTGGTTTTTAGTTTAATGTTAGTTGACCAAACTCATAGTAATCATTGAAAGTGTAAAGAATAAATATGGTTGAACTTAATCTTAGCGTATTGAACAAGCCCAAACTTGAAAGATTCAAAGACATTAAAAATGCTTGAGCACTTCCATTTGTAGGTCCTTGCTTTATACTAAAAGTGGCTGCACCAACTCTTTTGAATTCTAATGTAAATGTACTTGAGGTTGCAAAATTGAAATTGCCAATATCATAAAGATACTCCGTTTTAGAGTTGACATTATATTGGTTTGGGTCTTGAAGACCACCTAAAATAGAAAAATACGCGGGATATGGCGTATTATTTTGAATATCTAATATGATTTTTTTCGCGGGCATCAGAAGTCAATTTCGTAATCTTCGTAAAAATCTATTAATCCAAAATTGCTTTCCCCCCTTGTCAAAAAATCTTCGTTGCTTAATTCGTGAATATCGAAACGATAGAACAATTTTGTGTTTCCAAGAATCCTTGGTATAAAAGCATTATTGGAATCAAACCTGTAATCAAGAAATTCAGCATCTATAGACAATGCCGATGATTGCTGATAGGGGTCTATGGTATTATTCAAATAGTAGACATTTCTGTCACCCTGTTTACTAAATTTGAGTAGGTAGATTGGTTCAATTAATTGTTCTAAGGACGTTGAATATTGATAAAAATTTTTAAAATCATAGTAGTAGCCTGTACCTACGCTTGCGTTCACCGTTGCATAACTCAAATCAGACGTGCTCGTAACTCTAATCGCGTCATTCGGATAAATCGTTATGATTGGTGAGAACGTCGCCATTATTTTGCCACTAATACATCTTTACCATCTAAAGTTCGTGCTACATAACTTCCACTCTTAGTTTTATATACCTTCATTGAATATTCCTCAGCAAAAATTGCGTTTAACTTCTGCAATGCTGTAGGTGATTCTTTTGCATCCACTGCATTCAAATAAGCATCTAAAATAGTCCTTGCATTTTGCTTTTGACTAATTTCATCTTTCGTAGCCTTCATAGGCTTCCCAAAGCCACTTTTCTTTGGTTTTAATAGCATATATAAAGTAATCGTAGCAACTGCAATAATTACAGCATTCTTTACTTCTTTTGAAAACTCCATCATTTTTTCTTTTTGAACACTATAATTGCCGCAATAAGGCCAATTAAACCGATTGCGGAACCAATAATAATGTTTGTGGTACTTCTTTTTTGTGCTTTGTCTGCAGCATCTTGCAGTAAAATCAATTTGGTTTGCGCATCTTTTTCCCGTGCCAATTGTTTTTGAAGGGCCTCTGCATCTGCCGCATTCATTTTGGCAAGGTTCTTTTCAAGTCGTCTTTTTGAAAAGACATCTAACCCCCCAACCGCAGTTGAACCTGCTGTAGTAATTAATGCTGCTACAACCAAGGGTGCAATTGCATATTGGATTTCTCCATATTGGCTTAAAGTGGCAAGTATGTTAAATATAAAAAGTATCATTTTATGGGTGTTTTGCTAAGTCCTTGTTATTGCGATAAGGTTCCACCATTTCTCTGATGTACTTTATCTCTGTTTCAATCCGAGCATTGCTTAATTTTACTTGCTCAATATCATTTCTTTGAGTTTTCATATCTGCGAACAACTGAGCACAAAAAAAGGCGCATATTCCAAGAAGTATGCGATTTACCCATTTTTCAATCATTGCGCTTTGCTGCTGCTCAGTTGTCATTTGCCCTTATATTGCGAAGTTACACAAAAATCTTTGTAGCGTTGTATTACAGTATTTAATGCCGATTTAATGTCATTTTCCGACGTGTCGATTTGATTTTCCAATTTTTCAAATTCAGGATTTTCAAATTCTTTTTTATTGGTCGGTCTTTTGGACTCATCGTGAGTTAAAGGAATCCATAAAATACCCCTGTTTTCTTCAAAAACTTCCCTTTGGTCTTTATATGCAAAAGAAATACTAATCAAAACAACGTCATTTAAACTTTCTTCGTATCGCGATATTTCCATCGCTTTTTGAATTAAGGCTCTTTCGGTTTGCTCTGAGAATCCTTTTAACCCATAAACAAATCTAAGTTTGTCTGCATCCAAATAATGACATCGAAGAGGCAAATTCTGTTTTACCCAACCATAAAACTCACGGCAAAGAGTTGTCTTACCTGAGTTCCTTTTCCCATAGAAAACGACTATCATTTGATATCGATTAGGGTAAACTCACCCGTGTCCAAATCAATACTCCCTACACCGTATTTATTGGTAATATGCTCATAAAAGACTTTGTTTTTTTCCTCTAATTCTGTAAATTCTTGAATTGCATATTTACGTTTAGATTTTAACGATTCAATTTGTCTTGTAAACGTAGCAATTTGAGAATTCAAGTCATTTTGAATTTGAGAAATGATACGTGATTCATTTAATTCTTCTTCAGATAATAATATTTTTTCCATAATTACATTTTTATTCAATTCAAATTTAGTTAACCTATACTAATATCAAAATAATATCCTTCGTAGCCCGATGCGGAACTGAATACCATATCCTCGTCCCCATACGTTTGAAAATCAAAGATAGTTGCTCCCGATGCATTTATAGTTCCTCCTGTAACCTTACTAACTTGATTAATTGAAATGTTACAAGTCGTGCCACCAAAAGAACCACTGAATGGTTGAAATTCAACTTCCCAATACCCCACTGCAATCATAGGCTCAGTTGTAAGACTAAATATTTGACTCGCACTACCATTTCCGACTATTAGTGATTGGAATTGACTATAAACATACGTTTTTGTCGAATCATATAAACGGCAAAAAACTGTTATGTCATTTTCAAAAGCAGGAGCAGGAGGTGATGGAGGTGCTAAATTATTAACAACATCTACATAATTAGCGTAAGTATTATTGTCGAAAAAATAATTCAGCGCTGCGAATTGATTAAAATTGTTATTGGTATTACTTGCAGTGATTAGGTAAATTCTATCTGCCCCACTTGTATTACCAAACTGACCCCAACCATTAAAACTTATGGCAAAACTACCATTCGGTCCTTCAAAATATGACTTTTTAAACAAATCACTCACGGCTAAATCAGAAGGAGCAAATCCACTATTTGCTTCGTCATATATGTCAGTTAAATTAATATTTGATGATGGTACAGGCATATTTATCCTTTCTTTAATTGTTCAATTTTCTCATCCAATTCCTTAATTGCTTCAATAAGTAAGGCTACAATTTTTTCGTACTTGACACCTTTCCAACCTGTAAACTTCGTAGTTACGAGTTCAGGAAGTATTGCTTCAATTTCCTGAGCGATTACTCCAACATCAGTGCCCTCGAAACCGTGGTCTTCAAAATGTTCTGATTTCCAATCGAAAGTGTAACCTCCTATTGATTTCACTTTTTCCAAAGCATTATCAATTCGAGTAATCTTTTCTTTCAATCTGATATCCGAAGTACTGAAAGCAACGATATCGTTTGCAGCATCAATTCTACCCGTGGTTGCTGATGGTGATATATTTCCGACTGCAAGTGATACGGACGCTTGTGTTTTAATGCCGAGTGTTATCGTAGTATTATCGTCCGTAATATTTGAATTACCAACAGTGCTCGAACCTGTGAATTTTACAACAGTATTAGTTGTTCCGCTTACAGATATTGATGTACCCGCTGTACCTGCGCTTCCGCTCGTACCTGATGAACCGTTCGCGCCATTCGCGCCATTCGCACCTGATGTTCCGCTTGAACCTGCTGCACCCGTGTTTCCGCTTGAACCGCTTGAACCGCTTGAGCCCGCAGCACCTGTTGCCCCGTTTACACCTGATGTTCCGCTTGAACCTGCTGCACCCGTGTTTCCGCTTGAACCGCTTGAACCGCTTGAGCCCGATGAGCCTGCAGCCCCTGTTGCCCCGTTTACACCTGATGTTCCGCTTGAACCTGCTGCACCCGTGTTTCCGCTTGAACCGCTTGAACCGCTTGAGCCCGATGAACCTGCAGCACCTGTTGCCCCGTTTACACCTGATGTTCCGCTTGAACCTGCTGCACCCGTGTTTCCGCTTGACCCGCTTGAGCCCGATGAACCCGCAGCACCTGTTGCCCCGTTTACACCTGATGTTCCGCTCGAACCTGCTGCTCCCGTGTTTCCGCTTGAACCGCTTGAGCCCGATGAACCTGCTGCTCCCGTGTTTCCACTCGAACCGCTTGAGCCCGATGAACCCGAAGCACCTGTTGCCCCGTTTACACCTGATGTTCCGCTTGAACCTGCTGAACCTGAAGTTCCTGAAGAACCTGCTGCACCCGTGTTGCCACTTGAGCCTGAAGAGCCTGAACTTCCTGAAGAACCTGCCGCACCTGTTGCCCCGTTTACACCTGATGTTCCACTTGAACCTGCCGCACCCGTGTTGCCACTTGAGCCGCTTGTGCCTGATGAGCCTGAAGTTCCTGATGACCCTGAAGTACCTGTACTTCCGCTTGAGCCTGCTGAACCTGAACTTCCTGAAGAACCTGCCGCACCTGTTGCCCCGTTTACACCTGATGTTCCACTTGAACCTGAAGAACCTGCTGTTCCGCTTGAGCCTGATGAACCTGCGGCACCTGTGTTTCCGCTTGAGCCTGAAGAGCCTGAACTTCCTGAAGAACCTGCCGCACCTGTTGCCCCGTTTACACCTGATGTTCCACTTGAACCCGAAGAACCTGCTGTTCCGCTTGAGCCTGATGAACCTGCGGCACCTGTGTTTCCACTTGAGCCCGATGAACCTGAAGTTGCTGATGAGCCCGAAGAACCTGCTGTTCCGCTTGAGCCTGATGAACCTGCGGCACCTGTGTTTCCGCTTGAGCCTGAAGAACCCGAAGTTGCTGATGAACCTGAAGAACCTGCTGTTCCGCTTGAGCCTGAAGAACCGTTGGCTCCGTTTGCTCCGCTTGTTCCTGCTGAACCCGAAGAACCTGAAGTTGCTGAAGAACCTGAAGAACCTGCTGTTCCGCTTGAGCCTGAAGAACCGTTGGCTCCGTTTGCTCCGCTTGTTCCTGCTGAACCCGAAGAACCTGAAGTTGCTGAAGAACCTGAAGAACCCGAAGTTGCTGAAGAACCTGAAGAACCTGCTGTTCCGCTTGAGCCTGAAGAGCCGTTGGCTCCACTTGTTCCCGCTGAGCCCGAAGAACCCGAAGTGGCTGACGAACCCGAAGAACCTGCTGTTCCGCTCGAACCGCTTGAGCCTGAAGACCCGTTGGCTCCACTTGTTCCGCTTGAGCCCGAACTACCCGAAGTGGCTGACGAACCCGAAGAACCTGCTGTTCCGCTCGAACCGCTTGAGCCTGAAGACCCGTTGGCTCCGCTCGTGCCTGCTGAGCCTGAGGAACCCGAAGTTGCTGATGAACCCGAAGAACCTGCTGTTCCGCTTGAGCCTGAAGAGCCGTTGGCTCCACTTGTTCCCGCTGAGCCCGAAGAACCCGAAGTGGCTGACGAACCCGAAGAACCTGCTGTTCCGCTCGAACCGCTTGAGCCTGAAGACCCGTTGGCTCCACTTGTTCCGCTTGAGCCCGAACTACCCGAAGTGGCTGAC